AGAAGCTTTACAAGAGTACTCTATTGATAAATTAAATGCAGAGTGGTCTCCAGAAACATTAGAAGCTGATGATATGTTAGGCATTTGTCAAACAGATAATACAATCATCTGTTCGTTAGACAAAGACTTACTACAAATCCCAGGACAACATTATCGCTGGGCTTTTGGATCAAGTAAGTTTCAAAAGGACGAAGAGTTCATCACACAGACTGAACTCGAAGGACTTAGATTGTTCTATGAACAGTGTCTTAAAGGAGACAAAGCAGATAATGTAATGGGCATTGAAGGTATTGGAGAAGTTAAAGCACGTAAGCTTCTTCAAGACTGTTCTTCAGAATTAGAAATGTTAACTAAAGTTAGGAGTACCTATGGTAACGACGAAGAATTTTTAATGAATGCTCAATGCCTTTGGGTATTAAGAAGTTTAGAAGACAGTTATCTAAATAGATTCAAGGAATTAGATGCCACACTTCAAAAGTAAATTAGAAGAAAAGGTTTGGACTAAACTAAAAACAAAGTATCCTAGTGTCAAGTATGAACCAGATAAGATTAAGTTCATACAGCCAGCTAAAGAAAGAGTATATGTTCCAGATTTTAAAATAGGACATGTCTATATCGAAGCAAAGGGCAAGTTGGATTTAGCAACTAGACAAAAGATGCTTTGGTTTAGAGAGTGTAATCCTGATGTAAGAGTTATAATCTTATTTCAAAATCCAGATAATAAGATTCGTAAAACAAGCAAGACCACATATGCAATGTGGGCTGAAGATAATGAGTTTGAATGGTTAGACTTTAGAAAGGATTGGTTAAGTGATTATACAAAATTGTGTACGAAATGAAGATGGTTCTCTAGACTTTGACTTTCATGTTGATGTTGAAGAAGCAGCATTCCTAATGGATCATGCTGTTAAGAATTTAATTCATCATGGTGTTATCCAAGTTCAGATTCAAGAAGCAGAGCAGCAGTATTCTCTCTTCAAAGATGAAGGTGGTCAGGCTAACTAATGATTCTAGTATTAGATAACTTTTTAAAAGACCCTGATTCTATCAGAGAATTTGCACTAAAGCAAAAGTATTATACTGATAAACAGGCTTCTAAGAAACATAATGTAGAAGTAACATTTCCAGGGATTAGGTCAGAATCAGTAATGGACTTATACCCTGATTATGGTGAAGATGTTATCTTAACTCTATTAGAACATTTAAAACCTTATATGAAAGACGGTCAGAAGTTTACTTCTACTTACTTTCAAATTTGCAAAGAGAAAGATAAAAGTTGGATTCATAAAGACCAGTCAGCTTTGTATGCTGCCGTGTTATACTTAACACCTGATGCACCAAACGATGCTGGAACTACTATTTATGATGAGAATAAAAACTTTCAAGATAAAATTGCAAATAAGTATAATAGACTAATTATGTATAACGGTGATATGTTTCATAAGTCAAACGAATACTTTGGTACTACAAAAACAAATAGTAGACTAACTCAAGTATTCTTTATTTATGATCATTTGAATAGGTTTCTAAAAGATGCAGATAAATCTTAAAGAGTTAGATCCATCTCATTCACTACGAAACTCACCTCTAATAGATATTGGTGCTAAATACAGATTAGTAGATGGAAAGATTTGGTTTGAAGTTAAACCTGCTTTCGGAATTGCTAAGAAAACTTTTAATCAATTAGCTGATTGTTGGATGCACGATGACTGGATTGCTACTAAATATGATGAAGATTGGCAATCAGAAGAACGTGATAGAACAGTAGGACAGAATGGAAACGTAGGATATGACTAACAATTCTGTAGATAATTTAATGCACATACTTAGAATAATGCACCAAACTAATTATAAGTATTCTGCAAGAGAAGTAGCAGCAGTACTATTTAGAAAAGGATAAGCATGGCTAAGATTTTATTATTAGATATTGAAACAAGTCCTAATACAGCACACGTATGGGGCATTTGGCAACAGAACATTGGTATTAATCAGCTATTAGAATCTTCTTACACTATGTGTTATTCAGCAAAGTGGTTAGATGATGAAGAGATTTTCTTTGATAGTGTATTCCAATCTACTACTATTGAAATGTTAACAGGCATCCACAATTTAATTGATCAAGCTGATGCAGTGATTCATTACAATGGTAATAAGTTTGATATGCCTACACTAAACAAGGAGTTTCTACTACATGGTATGACACCTCCTAGTCCTGTTAAACAGATTGACTTACTACAAGTAGCTAAGAAACAATTTAGGTTTGTATCTAACAAGCTAGATTATGTATCTCAAGCACTAGGTTTAGGTAAGAAGACTGAGCATATGGGGCATGATTTATGGATTCAATGTATGGCAAACAATCCTAAAGCATGGGAGTTAATGGAAGAATACAATAAGAACGATGTAGTTCTTCTAGAGAAAGTATACCATAAGTTTAAACCTTGGATTCGACAACATATTAACCTATCAATCTTTAATGATAGTGAAGTAGTTTGTCCTAACTGTGGTAGTAACAATCATCAACGTAGAGGATTTGCATTAACTGCAGTAAGTAAGTTCCAACGTTATCAATGTAATGGTTGTGGTAATTGGTTCCGTGGTAATAAGAATCTTCGTGATAGAGAAACAGAAAGGGTAGTCAATGTCAACTGATGTAGCTAATATTTTAGAAGAACGAGGTAGCAGGTACGGAGATTTCTCTAGACATGCTGCAATCACTCAGGATTTAAAAGGTATTATTCAAGTATATCTAGAGGATGGTGAGAACTTTCTACAAGCAGATCAAGTTGAAGCTCTTGAAATGATCTGTCATAAGATTGGTCGTATCATTAATGGTGATCCTAATTATGCAGATAGTTGGGTAGACATTGCAGGATATGCTAAGTTAGTAGCAGATAGACTGGAATTGGAAAATGCTAACCCTAGTTGAGCTACAAGAAAAATTAATAGAACAAGTTGATGAAGTAGATCTATTAGATTTACTAGGGTTAACTACTCACGATTTAGTTTATGCTTTCATAGATAAGATTGAAGATAATTATGACAAGCTTATTGAAGAACTTGAGCTGGAATGAGTGGTTTCCTCCAATTAATTTACTAAACTATCCTAGAAAAGAAAGACGCAGTATGGACATTAGTCAAAAAGTATTATCAGATATTACAATCTTCAATAAGTATGCTAAATACGTACCTGAAGCACAACGTCGTGAGACGTGGGAAGAATTAGTACAACGTAATATGGCTATGCATTTACGTAAATATCCCAAAATGAAAGAGGAAATTAAGAGTGCTTACAAATTTGTCTTTGATCGTCAAGTATTACCTTCGATGCGTTCGTTACAATTTGGTGGTACTCCTATTGAACTTAGTAACAATCGTATGTTTAATTGTGCTTTCTCCGCTGTTGATCATCCAGCCGTCTTTAGCGAGACAATGTTTAATCTACTTGGAGGAAGTGGGGTTGGTTTCTCGGTTCAGAAGCGACATGTTGAGAAGCTACCTACGATTGTTGGGCCGTCGTCTAAACAAAGGAGATTCTTAGTTGGAGATTCTATTGAAGGGTGGGCAGATGCTGTTAAGGTTCTTATCAAAGCATACACACTTGGTAAGTCTGATCCTCAATTTGACTTTAGGGATATTCGTCCTAAAGGGTCTAGACTTATTACAAGTGGAGGCAAAGCTCCAGGGCCAGATCCTCTACGCATTTGTCTCGACAAACTTCGTTCTGTACTCAATGATTCTATTGGGCGAAAACTTAAGCCTATCGAAGTACATGACATGGTATGTCACATTGCTGACGCTGTTCTATCTGGTGGTATCCGTCGTGCGGCATTGATTAGTTTGTTTGACAAAGATGATTTAGATATGTTAGCTGCTAAATCAGGTCCTTGGTGGGAACTAAATCCTCAACGAGGTCGTGCTAACAATTCAGTAGTACTTAATAGGGAAGAAACTACTGCAGAAGAATGGTTTGATATCTGGAAGAAAGTAGAACTATCTGGCTCTGGTGAGCCTGGTGTTTTCTGGACTAATGACTATGATATTGGAACAAATCCTTGTGCAGAGATTAGTCTTAACTCTAATCAGTACTGTAACTTAGTTGAAGTTAATGTATCAGATGTTA